GAATACTTACAGAAAGCTTCCAGGGTAAGTTTAACGAGTATTCCAGCTCGTAGACCCACAGAGCCATTGCAGGCTCTTAGGCGCTTGCGTGGGACTTTAATTTGCTTCTGTGTTTAATAGTTTAAAATGCCAAGTTTCATATTCACCATGATAAACGAAGCTTATAGAGTCTGCGTCAACGATCTTATCGCATACAACATATGCTAAATCAGTATTTTTTAAATAATCTTTTTCACCATATTTAACAATAGCAATATCATGTTTTTCACCACTTCTAAAATAATAGCCAGAGGACAAATTATATTTGTCATTGTTAAAGTCATTTGCATATTTTTTTGATATAAAAATTGTTTTTTCTTTCATAATTTAATCTTTCCCCATAAACTAAGCATTTTCGCTTTAGCTTCAACAGTACCACTCGAAGACTCTGTAATTTCTTCTAACTCGTAAAAATGAACTTTTTTATTATGGAAAGTAATCATTATTTTTTTGTTCTGTTTTTCCATAGAGTTGAGAAATTTAACGGCTTCAAATAATTTTTTTAAATATGTCATCTCAACTCCTCCAAACTCACCCATCTAAACTGCGGAAACTGTTCTGCTTCTTTGCGTGTGCATTTGTGTGCATATTCGGTGTTGACTGTGTATACTGGTAATCCGTCCCGATTATTTCCTACATAATACGCACGTTTGGGATTTACCAACACTCCTAATTCTTCATTCATTCTGTTACCTCAAGATATTACATAAACAAAGTCACTATCCAAAGCAATAACAATACGACTAGCGGAGAAATAAACGCTCTTGCAATCACTGTAGCAAAATCTTCATCTGTATTTTTTTTAGAAGCAAAAGGACTAATTAACACATTGATTCCTACAGCTTGCGGTAAATTGATAGATGGTACGCCATCAATTGTTGATAAAATGTTATTCCAACCGTATTTAATAACAAATCCAGATAATACTAAGCCGAACGGCAATAGAACTAAAGCTATAATAAAGTTCTTTTTAGCATCATTTTTATTTTTATCATAATTCATAATTTTTATTTAACTCTCTTTCATTCATTTTCTACATCTTTTCTAAACTGCCAAGCCCAGTCAAAATCTTTGCGGATTTCGGATTCTGTGAGTTGTAAATTGTTATCTATCTTTAGTAAGTCTAAGTTATCTCTATGCATAACTTTGATACTTACATTTCCGCTAAGCTGTCTCATCAGCACAAAACTTAACTGTCTTTCATTCGGATTAGGTATCTCAACAGTATACAGATTTTCTTTTTCGACTGTGATATTTGGATAAGCTAGCCAAGCTTCATAAAACTCACGTTCATTGTGAGTTAGCCACTCTCTAACTTCATCAGACTGATAACTCATATGTTCGTGCAAATAATTCACATCTTCGTCAAAGCTTTCAATAACATCAGCTATCATTTGTGGTACTTCTAGTTTTGGTTTGTCGAGTTGGTCGAGTAATACTTTTACAATATGTGTTTTCACTACTGGAATGTCGCCGACACCACCTTTACCAATAGACTGTTTGTCTATCAATTTCTTCGCTTCTTCAATATTCATTTTCTACCTCGCTTAACTTCTTCAACAATTTCAATTGCTACACCTATTGCGTCCATGTAACCAGCGTATCTTTCTTGTTCGTAATTATCCAGATCATTGTCAAATTCTTTATTAAGTCTTTTTAAAATTTCGTCAATCATACCCTATCCCCCATTTCCAGTCAAATCCGCAATCCGCTTTGTCTGTCTCTGATTTTGCTCTGACGACTCTTTCAAACGGTACTGCGTGCGTATTAGTTGCTGTTGTAAACCTGTGATTTGTGGTTCGTAATATTGTTGTGCGTCGCGGTAGGTAAAATACGACACAGTTATCATCATTCCCAGCATTGCGATTGCAAAAAATAACAGTCCTTTCCAGTCACTTTTTAGGACATTCATTATTTTATTCAAGTTATCACGTAAATTTTGCAATAATTCATCTGTTGTCATTCTTCCACACTTTCTATCAGGTCGCTGTTTTGATATACGTTTCCGATGACTTCGTTTTCTTCAATTTCTGACCATAAATAGACAGCGTCAGTTCCTGTGTCAATTACCCAGCGGCCTTCTAACATTTTTACTACACCTTTAAAATTTTTATATGTGTAATCTATGAGACGTGTTGTTAAAACCATATCCCCTTCCCAAATCTCAATGCCATTTTTATCAAACATTCCTGTTGATTGCATGAGTATATAGTTGTCAAGGTTATCCTCGACAAAATGAAACGTCTCTAAGCGACCAGAGCGAAACTCGTCATCAGCTAAGCTGCATCTATATATTTTGCGCTCACTTGCTTTAAAGCCATCGACGCTATACATCTTTTTGGTCTTTTTATTAAATGCTCTAAAATTCGGTATCATCCATCCACCTCTCTCATTCCATATAGTCGTCATAAATCCAAATTCGGTCTTTACCAAGTATTAAATCGTGTTCGGTTTTATCTATTAATGCTTGTAATTGTTCGAGATTATCAATTTTTATAAAAATATCAGGAAAATGACCAAATTTTGTGATTTGATAATGTATGCCGCATGATTTTAAATCTTTGACATATTGTTCATTTTTAAAGCTGGCTGAATGCAACTGGTAAATACAACCATTAAATTTTGATTTACTGTACGGATAGCGATTTGGTTTCTTCATTCCACATCCTCCAACTTCTCAATCAACCAATCAAGGTTCTGCCGTGCTTTTTTAAGGTCTTCAACACCATTTTTAGCATGATACCGTAGTAAATACTTAACAGCATTGCCCCAATAAAAACCTTCCTCGTGCTCTTGGCAAGCTGCGAAGTTTTTAACCACATCGATTGCTTCCATGCCATGCCTGCCTTGATAATGTGATGGCTTTTTAATGTTATCTGTCGTATCCTGACAAGCAGCTTCAAGCTCCTCAATTTTTTTAAACGTATCTTCCGTTAGCATCTCTCTACCTCTCTCAAATAATACTCTGTCACTCGCTTATCATTGGCTAACTCTAGTTTTCTGATAAACTGCATCGCTTCATTTTTTGTTGCGAACTCATGCTCCTTAAACAGATTTTTGTCATAAACCATGTAAGTCGCTGTAATACCTTTGTTGTAAACTCTCACAACGTGTTTTTTAGTAGCAGTCATGTGTCTCCAATCCATCAAGATAGCCTTTGTTGACGTAGTATGCTCCAATCAAGATAGCGTCTGCTTCGTCATCCTTTACTGTTTTTCCGCAATATTCGAGAGCTTTTTCTTTCGATTGTGCTTTCATCGCTTTTTTAGAGCGGTCTTTGTAGCTAAACTTCCAGTGCTTACGCCACGTCGACACATTGATAAAAACGACGTTATCAGCTATCAATCGCCCTAAGATGATACCAGTTACAATACCGATTTTAAGCATGGATTGCTGGTTAGGTCCCATAACCGAGTTTTTTTCAACTGCGATGGTACTAAAACTACAGTCGTATTTTTTTAATGCTCGTGACTGGATCAACCTTAATTGACTAGCCATATATCGTCCACGTTCGAAATAAGAGTCACTTTTGTGTTTTAAGACACCACTCTGGATAAGGTCTGAGCCTTTAAATAAGGCCCAACCTGTTCCAGAAGTTGAAATGTCTAGTGATAATACTAGATTGCTCATTCAAGCACCCCGCGAATGCCAAGGGTTTCAAAGATATTTCTCTTATTATCTTCGATAAACGAGAATACTTTTATGATTTCATCTGTGTCTTTCTTATGCTCTTTAGCAAAATATGATGATGTTAGATTGATTTTAGTTTTTGGTTTAGCTTCGAGCACAAGGTCGTAAGCTGTTTCGAATAACTCTCCATCTTCATCTAGTGACGGCTCATCATCAATCTTTTTAAAATCACTAATAAAATCCCATTGCATAGTCAAACCGCCAGAGATGGCAAAGATTCGGTTTACTCTATCTAAAATTAGTGCTGTTCCTGTTCCTGTAATTTTGATTTGTTCCATATTTTTCACCTTTTAAAATCCACACTCGCCCTATTAAATGTGTGAGCTGTGGCAAGGACGAGTGTAGCAATTCTCCATATTATCGATTTTATCGATAAGCAGACTATTTCCTTTCTCGCTCGGAAAATATAGTTACTGCAAAGGCCGAGCTTCACTTTGCAATGTTAGTTAAAAAATCATTACTCTTTGTGTTAATTGATTAGCCCTACAATATTCGCAATGGCCGCAAGGTTTTGGTGGTTCTGTGCCTTTTTTTACCGCGTCTAGTCGCTTAATGTTTTGCGCTAACTCATTTAATTCATTTTGCATAGCGTCTACATTTTGTATTCTGATGGCTCTGGTGTCAGTCGGTGTTTCTTTTGTTACTGCGTAAATAATCGGCTCAAAAGGTTTATTATACTTAGCTTCAAGCATTGTTTTGTAAGCAGCCATCTGCAAGATATACCCATAAGCTTCAAACCAAAAAACTCTCTCTTCACCGTTCCAAATTTTATCATCTATGGGCCCTTTTGTTGTTTTGATGTCTACAAAATAGCCGCGATCAACATTCAGGCAGTCTATCTTGCCTTTGAATTCAACCTCACCAAGAAATCCTGTGATAGCTTCTTCCTTTTCTCCTTGGTAGATAGCCATAAAATTACTATCGCTTTTAAGTGCTTCAATCATCTGTTCTGCAACTAAAAAGCTTTTTTTAAATTGGCCTTTGGTTGTTCCTCGGCTAGAAATCATTTCAGAGCCGTTTTGGGCTTTGAATTCTTCATGAGCTTCTTTACTCTCAAAGTAAGAGTGGACATAGTTCCCGACGAGCAGCGCAGTGTTATCTCTGGTATCTGTCCAATCCCCTTGCAATTCAGCAAGCGCCCTCGTTTCGCATTCTCTAAAACGCTTGTACTGACTAATAGACCAGTACTTAATTGATGATTCATTGCTATAATAGTCCTTTCCAAGCAAATCTAACTTCGTCATGGCATTAAGTCTCCAAGATTATCAAAGAGATTACCTTCGCTAGCTTTAATTTCACCAGTTTCTTGGTCAAAATCCGGAATTTCATCTGCCGGATAAGAGGTATCTTCTAAAACCGTCTTATTTTCGTCTGTGAGCGTTTTTTCTGGCTCCGAATGTAAATCTTCAGTTACGTCTTTTAAATTGATAGGAGCATCCTTATTTTCACTCTGATGACCTATTAAGTCATCTAGGCTATTTTTTTCTTGAGGTGTGATGTCTTTTACTTGTCTGTCATTGTCATACTCGTTTTCTGTTGTTCGGTTCACAGCATCTACAAACAAATCATTGTCATCGCTCGTATTGAAGAATTGCTTAGCCGCTCGATTAATGACTGTTCGTTTTGCCATTTCTTGCGGGAAGTCATTTTGAACATTTTTGGTTTTTGCTTTTGACCATGACTTATCAATTTCTTTTTTGGTCATAACTGTCAAAATCTTTTCACTGTCTTCTTTTTCGATAATGCAATAAGCTCCGACAATTTCGTTATCTGCATTCATCCAATCGGTATCGTGACTAACAAACACTTTGCGACCATTTTCGTTTTTGATTTTAAATTCATCGCCTTTGTAAATTACTTCTGCGTAAATGTCTTTCACTTCAGGAAGTTGCTTAACAACTTTCATAGTGCCAAAGTACGAACGCGTCAACTTGACAGCGTTTCCATAAGGCACAAAGTAACATTGGTTTTTAGCAGGGCTAAGACCTTGGGTTACCATATCGAGCAGCGCATTATAAATGCTATCTTGGTCTTTATTTAACAGGTTCCCATTTTTTAAAGCATAATACGCCGAGCTAAGTGCATTGCTTACGCTGTATTTTGGTGCAATCATCAACCCATCAGAATCTTTCATTTGATTGATTCGTGTCGCAACGTTTGAAGTCACTTGTTTTTGCGTTAGTTCATTACTCATTTACTTCCTCTTTCTATGCTTTAATTGCCAGTTTTCAGCTTTCAAGCGTTTCAACTGTTTTTTAAGCTCTATGTTTTCTTCCGCTTCTTGTAAATAATCAGTCATCAACTCGCTGTATCTGCTTTGCCAATAACGAGTAGACTCGTATAACTCTTCGCTCATATTTAATCTTCCAAGATGTGCGATTTAAAAGACCATCTGCTATCAAGTCTCCGATTGACGATTAATTCAGGTTTTACATCAAATTCCATTTCGATGTATTCCATCAAGTCTTCGTCTGTATAGTCTTTAAATTCGTTGTAAGTCTGCCTTAGCGTAGGCTCTTCGCTGTCTCGTAAATAGTCAATTGTAAATATAAAAGCATCCCTAAAATTACCGTCAAACGTTACAAGTTCGCCATTAATCCTAATTTCTACCATACGAGCTACCTACGAATTTCTCTAGTCTATCTTTGATAAAGTCAAACATTTCTCGCAACTCATTGTTTTCTTTTCTTAGGTTGTTATTATTAACCATAATATCCACTATAGAACTATCTTTTTCGAAGCATTTATATTTTAAATGTTTAACATCTTCAGACAAATCAATGTTTTTAGACTTTAAGATTTCATTTTCAATTTTTAAGTCTTTAATCCTATTTTCTAATTCAGCTACTAATTTTAAATCTGGTCTATTTTCCAAAGTCAATCCTCCCTTTTAGTATTCTCAACTGTCTATACTCTTCAATTTTTTTATTTCGACTAGTTTCATCTAGAGCCATGATTCTTGCTGCATGCTCTTCTGACAAGCCGAAAAATGTTGTTAATGTTAGTTCCATAATTTCATTCTTTCGTCTTCCATTCCTTCAAATTCCATGATATGGCTTTTATCACAACCTTTTCGTATACGTGATGCAATTCTTTCTCCATACGTCTGTCTAATTTCAGCTGGTGTAAGATTTGTCGTGATGATTGTATTTGTACGCTTGTTAAGTAAGCTATATATAATACTTGTCGACCAATCGCTAACCTTTTCAGCACCTAAATCGTCCAAAACTAGATAATCAACCTCTTTTAATTTGTCCAACCAAAACGCCTCTTTACTAAAGTCTCGCTTTATTTCTGATAACAAATCAGTAACGTTTACAAGTAGTCCTAGCTTCTTCGTCTTATCTGACAGTCCTCTGATAATGCTGTAAGCTAGATGACTTTTGCCTCGTCCAGCTTTACCAGTCATGATAATGTTACCCTGACCTCCTTTAAACCAATCGTTAGCCATTGTTTTAGCCCAAACAAGCACTTCTTTATGTTTGATTGTGTCAGTTCTAAAATTATCAAACGATGCGTTTTCCAGTTCGCTATCCATGATTGATAACCTTTTTAGATAGTACAGCCGTTTGTTTTCGAGTTCTCTCTCATATTGTTTTTGAACGTGTAAATCGTTTTGATTTTCCAAATCTTCTTTGTGGCATTTAGGGCAAACTGTCAAACCAGTTTTAAGGATTGTGATATAGCTACAGTCATGCTTGTCACAAATTGTCTCTTCTTTTTTGGTATTTTTTTGATAGGACAAAGCGATTTTATCAAGCGCATTCTCATCACCAAGTATCATACTCACTTACCTCTTCTTGCTTAGATTTCCTAGATTTCTCTTTAGCTTCTATTTGCTCAATTGTCGTGATGTTGTCATCTCTCCAGTTACGTAAAATACCTCTAACATAGTTAAGATTAGTTTTTCCTTGAAGCTTAGTTCTTTTGATAGCTTCCTTAATTAAGTCATGATTATTTTCTTTAATCATCGTACGAATAGTTTCAATTTCCATAGGAGACAACAACCGACCAAATTCTTGTTCCGCTATACTATATATATAGTTAGTAGTTGTCTGATTAGAAGGCACTAAGTTTTGGTTATTTAGTATTGATATATTAGTATTGATATTATTAGTATTGATTCCCTGTAAATTATTCAGGTCTTGACCTGTAACTTTTACAGTTCCGTGCTGTAAATTATTCAGGTCTTGACCTGTAACTTTTACAGTTCCATTGATATATAAGCGGTTGGGTTTGTTTATACCCTGTCTGACCTCGTTTAATAAGCCGAAATTAGACAGTTCTTTTTTAGATTTTATGATTGTTTTTTCTGAGCATTTAAGTAGTTCCATAAATTGCTCGTTTGTAAAGTACATATAAACCTTACCGTCATCATCAAACCACTTATTTTCCACAGATAGTGTTCTGCGATCAAACAACAACATATAAATTAATTTTGCTTTATCGCTCAGAACGTTATATGGCTCTTTTAACAACCACTGCGGAAACTGATAAAATTGGTTGTTTTTTACTTCTTCAATATGCATCATTCATCGCTTTCAAAAAAATTTTCTTTTAACATGTACGCCCTCTATTATTACGTTCAATCATATTGTCGTAACGTCGTGCATTAGCTTCCCAGCCATGTGTTTCGATTGCCCATTTTTGTTTTTCTTCCTGTTTTTTTGGTTTTGCAAAAATAAAGTTAAATAAGTTTTTCATTTTGTAATTTTCTCCATTCTTCAAATTTTTTAACTTTTGTTGAACGACCGCCAACCTTGTCAATGTATTTGCGATAATTTCTGTCTTTGTACATCTTTCTTAGTAATCGCTGCGTTTGGTCAAATGACTTTCCAATAAATTCGGATAAGTCGTTATCATTAAGCCAAAGCTCTTCGTAAGGTACTTCGATACCGCTTTTAAGTTTTGCTAGCATATTGTTTCCTTTCTGTGATATAATTAAGTAAATTAAGTTAGTTAGCGACTGTTCCCGCAGTCGTTTTTTGTTTTATTTAAATTCATCTAAGCTGATACCTAGTCCTGTAGATAACTTGACCATGTTCGGCCATGACAGATGTTTAATTCTCCCACTTTTTAAATCACTAAAGTGGCTTTTGTTAATCCCTGTTAGTTTTGCTAATTTATTCATATTGAGATTTCTCTCAAGCATTATTTTATTGATTTTTTCCCACATAATATTTCTCCAAAAATCAACATATTGTGTTCAAATTTTATTTATATAACAATATGTTGTGTCTTTCGTTCCTTTCTGATATAATTTATTTGAATATGACCTCTCACCGTTGTATTCAAAAATTATGGAAAGGAGGATAACGCTATGGATAAAAATGTTAAACAAGACCTTCTAGGTCTGATGTATATGTTGACTGAGGATGCAGACAAACAAATTATAATTTCAACTGCTGCTGGTACTTATGTCGGAAATTTTATACCAAAAGAAAAAAACGAAAAGTATCACACAGTTTATGCAATCAGTGACAAATTACATCAAATTTCAGATACTGAACAAACTTCATCTGATTCTGATGTGATTGTCTTAGTTGATGTGACCTTGATTTCATCTTCACATCAAGAATTCAAAATGCCGTTTGTCTACTTGTTTACAGACCAAATAATCGGTGTTTCGCTTGGGAAATATTCGATTGGTCAGTAATCTCTAGTTTCTCGGCTAGCGTTTTGGAATCTACTGTTACCGCAATAGATTCTTTTTTATTTCCGCTATACGGATATTGTTTTGGTCTCATATGGTTCTCCTTTCTGTGGTATAATTTTTAATAAAAACGAGGTTTACTTATGTTAGACATTGATACACAATTTATAGACGCAATCAGTAAAATACTATCTGACTATGTTTCTCATTCTGAAATAACACGAATGGGCGAAGTTTTAGGTTATCCTCAAAACGACCAAAATTCTGGGTTTAACAAGCACAAACGGGTGCACAATCTCATGTCTGATATATTAAATAGGACACAGAATACAGATAATATAAAACTTGTGATTGAATACGTCTGTAACCCTTTGAGGTATATCAATGAAGCTTCGGTTTTTGAACATTTAAAAACTGCACTCAACATTCCCCTTTCTCTGAAAGGATTGACTATATCAGATAACGGACGAATAATTGGTACAACTATCTCAAAAACATTACCAGAAGCCAAAAAACGTTTTGAAACACTTGATAGTAGACTGAGAGAACTAAAAATCCATTCTCAAGTTTTAAGATTTTGTACCCAAGAACTCTTACAAGAAAACTATTTCCATGCCGTCTTTGAAGCAAGTAAAGGGATTTTCCACCGTATTCGTCTACTAACAGGCTCATCAATGGACTCAGCTAGTCTGATAGATCAATGCTTCAAACTCAAAGAACCTATCGTTATCATAAACGGTAACAAACTACAAACGCTTAACGAGCAGAGCGAGTACAAAGGATTGAAAAATCTATTGCTCACAATTGCTCACCTTTATCGCAATTCAAAAGCCCATAAACTCAAGTATTACAATCCAGATAGTATCAACGATGCAATTACCGCATTAACACTTATGTCCCTCGCTCACAATCTCCTTGACAACTGCACTAATACTAGGAGACTTGATTAGCAACTTGTAAAATTCTGCTGTCACCTCAGCTAATCTAATCGCTTCATCATCAATTGGGCTATTGTAGTCTTCTAGATGATGAAGTTTTTTCGTTAGTTGCTCAGATAAGTGCTCTGTTTGTATGAATATTGACTTTTGAAGCCCTGAAATAGAACTCATCAACTCCATTTCATTATGGCTTAAAATTTCTTCCATCCCTTCTCCTTTCTAAGCTACATCGCCTTTTTCTAAACTGGCAGATATTCCTGGTTAAGGAATTTATTAATAAAGTATTGTTGCCCTTTACCAGTAACTTTTGGGGTTACATTTGTTGTAGTGTGACCGTCAGAGTGATTGATGGCTGTTTTTTTGAGTTCAAACAATCCAAGTTGCATACTTTTTTGCGTTGGCTGATTCCAAGACTCACCACGGCGACTGATTAGGTAGCCGTTGGCTCGTAACCACTGAAATAGCTTATTCTGACCAATATTGATTCCATTCTGTTTCAGGATTTTAGCTAGCTCACCAATCAGACAAGATGATTTGCTAGCGCTCACAGCGTCTGCGAACAATACCTTTGGACGGTCTGCCTCAATCTGGGCTTCTAGCAACTTCTTAGCCTCACGCTCCTCTTTTAGCTTTTGCAGCGTAGCAATGGCAAAATCTGGATTGTCAAGTAGTTCATCGGTTGCATACATGCCGTGTTTACGTATTGTTGGTAAGACTTCAGATGTTACCCAGCGTTTGAATTTTTGAGCCTTTTCTTTAATCTCTGGATTCGCACTTTGCTTAGCGGCTGCGAAGATGAGATTGTAGACTCCTGATTCGTTGATAATGGTTAAGCCGCGATTTGGAATTTCTAAGGTAGCGTTTTGCGACCTTTGGAGTATCTGCTTATCATCACTATCAACGTGATTTTTTAAGGCATCTTTAGAATTTGTATATCCTAAAATCTCTGCTACGTCCTTACCTACAAAGTAAGGTTCATTGTCAATGGTTACTGTTCGGACTTCTTGTCCTTTAAAGTTAAAAATCTCTTGCATACTGTCCTTTCTAATTTATTGTTACGAAATTTTCGTATTTTTTTCCTAAAAAAATATCATCAAACTTAATATGAAAAGTATCCATATATTTTTTTAAAATTTGATAACCGATGTCTGAACTGTCTTTTTCAAGTCTAGCAATCGTTTGAGGTGATACATCAAACATATCTGCTAATTCTTGTTGAGTCAGACCTTTATTGATTCGCATGGCTTCTAAAGTCCATTGCATTCCCCCACCTCCTTTCTATCTGTTTTTAGTACCTCTAATCTGTTATAATGTGAGCAGAAAGGAGGTGAATGTGATGTTTGACTATTTCAAACTTTATACAATTGTCTTGGAAACCTTTGTGGAAACCAAACCAGACAACGCTTATAGCTTATTTGATAATCTAAGTCTTAACAGTGAATTTGTAAAATTCTCTAAAGACTTAGATAAAAACATTGTAATATCAGGCACTTTAGAAGTAATTGATAATTTACTTGATGATTGCTTGATAAAAGGAAAACGTCGCCCAACAAAAGATATTACTTTCTATTTTTTCGATGGCGTAACAACAACTGGTTACTTATATCTTCAAAGTCTTAAAGATAATAATTTTTCGAGCCGTTTAAAGAATGTCCTTAAAGAAGAAGGTATCCCTCTTACACCAACTTCTATCACAAGGACTATCGCCAAACTAACCTTGTGATTTTGTAAAACTCTTGGCAACTATCGAAAATGTTACTTCGACATAGCCATCGCCAAGGGGTTTTGTCTTTACAGAATCTTCAATAACATAATGAATCCTTTTATCATCTATCAAGAAATGATTATCGGTTTCAATGATGTTATGAAGCTTCGGCGCTGGATAGTTTTTTTGGCTATACGGATATTTTTTGGGGCGCATCTATTCCACCTTCTTTCTGTGGTATA